GGACGAACAGGTCGAGCGAACCTTCAAACCACTGGTAGAAGCTACCCATGATCTCGCCGACAGCTTCGTCCGACATTCCCAGAAACTCACGCTGTGGCAGAGGATTCTTGCGATCCGGCAGACCTAGATCATGAGCAAGTCCGTAATGAGGTAGCGCATTCGTGCGATAGAAAACTGTCTCGTTGGTAACGACAGTTGCCTCGGTCGCCGTTGCAGCCTCCTCCAATTCCGTTGTTTGTTTCAGTATGCCTTCATTGGGATACGCCTCGGCATACGGCTGATACGTCTCAGCCCAGTCTGTCCACGGATTGCCTGATGGGTCAGTCTCAGTTTCAAACCTCTCCTGAATGTCTGCCCTGATTGCCTCACTTGCAGCAGCAAGCGGGACAACCCGGTTCTCTAGACTGGCGGCAACAGCATTGAGCCGTTCGGCATAGAGAACCGGGTCAGGTGTCCAGTAGAACTCGACTGTTGACACTAGAACCGTCCCGCCATGGTGAACTTGGGCTGATCGGTTGAAGCATCGTTCGGCGTGAAGTACGTGCTATCGAACTGCGTCGTATCAGTCACGCCATCGATGATGAGATTACCGGCAATGATCGCATTGATCATCGCCATTGCGTCGTTGTACAACCCCTGTGCGTATTGCGGGTCGTCAAGCGAATCTTCCGAGTAACGAACTCGATAGATTTTTGCCGCCGCGAAACGACCCGCAATTGCACGGATGATGTCAGGTGTGTCGTCAGGCGTTGCCCAGAGATCGAGCGTAGCCGTTGGGACTACACCGGCGAGGTAACCCCTGATGATTCGTTCGGCGTCTTCAAAGGCGTCGTCCTTGTCATCAGGGATTTCCTCAACCTTCAGCTTATCGACGGGCAGATGAATTTGCACATCTGCATCATCGACGTAGGCCATTATGCACCTACCGGCTGTTGATCTTCCTCAAGTGATGCATCTTCCTCAGCGGGAGGATTCGTGACGGGAATCACAGGCATCGGATTCTTCGCTGCCAATGCCATCAGCTTGTTCGGGTCGATGTTGCCTGCATCATCCGTGACGGATGCCATGAATGCAGTAGTTGGGGAAGTGTTTGCATCTGTGCCATCCGGCTGCGGATAATTGCGAACCGAGCCGTTAGCGATCAGATTCTCCCACTCCTCATCCGTGCAATCAAGGTCAGCCTGCGAAACAGGATCACCCGTGTGGATGATGTTTCTGTTGATGATGACACGGCGACGCCGACCACCAGCGGTTTCACGAATCTCCGATTCTCCACCCGCATAGATTTCACTCCATGCGTAGTATTCGGAGTCCGCCTTCTTTCTGCGCGCTCTAGCCATTTCCATCCTCTCCTATTACCAGGCCGTCGATCCGAAGGCGTCTTTCCAGAGATATCCAGCAACCGACGAAGTGATCTTGAAGTCGTACTTCCACGAAGTACGAACGAGGTCACTCTTACGACCCTCCTCGCGCCAACGGTCAGTCGGCCGAGTCGTTCCATCGGGGTAACGCTGTGCGAACGTCTTACCGAGGGAAAGGTCGTTGAGTTCAAGATCAGGATTGACATAGGCGAGAATCACGTCCTTGCCCCATGCCTCTTTGATATCTTCGGTCGCTTCCTGAATGTCGTTGTCGTTGTACTTGTCGTCGCCCACGAAGACCATCTCACCATCGAAACCTGTGAGACGCCGGAACGCCTCAGGATCGGTCAGCGAGAAGTTCGTGAAACGATCAACCACGTCAGGATGCTCCTCAAGGTAGCTCATGCCGAGCGAACCCATGAGAAGACGGTTGGGAGCAACACCAATCTTCGACTGAATGAGACGTGCCGCAGCACGCACAAGCGTCACAGGATTGGAAGTTGCACCCGCGTAGTTGTCCCACTGGTCGGCCGTGAGAAGCGTGGCGGAATGACCGGCGGCATAGCTTGCCGTATTGCGAAGAAGCGTGGCAACGCCGATCTCATGCTCAAGAAGGAGCGAGTTGTTGATGAGCGCAACCGCATCCTCCTCAGGGTCAAGCTGCAACGCGCCACCGAAAGTTGCATTGGCGAGTCCGCCCTGAGAATTGAGCTGCTGCCTTTCCTCATCTGCAACCGCTGCCTGAAGCGAATGCTCCTGAGTCTTGAACGTGTCCTCCGACCAACGACCCCCGCGAACCTCGTTCGCCACGGTTCCCGGCTCACGCCTGGAATAGAAGCGGACACGGTTGGAGCGGTCGAACACGCGATACCTACCGGACTGCGTATCGAGCGCAACCTCGGGAAGCATGCGTAGCCCACTGAACGTGGGCGGGTTGTAGCCGACCGAGAAATCCGTAAGGATCGGGTCGGAATAGAGAGTACCGGGATCGTACATCATTTCCTAGATCACCCCTTCCTTACGGTGCGATTCCGCCAGCCTGAGCGAGATGGACACGTGCGTATCCACCAGCGCCATCGGCATTGGCCTCGACACAGTGACCAATCACACGATCACCCGAAGTAGCAGAAACAGCCTGACCGCTTCCGTTGACCGTAACGATTGCACCGATTGCAATGTTGCCAGCGCACTCCATGAGCGTGTCACCCTCGACGCGGACGCTTGCGCCCTTGCCGCGAGTGATCTCGCCGGACGTGACATCATGCTGGACAACGCCAGCAATGACATCAGTGTCACCTGTGACTGGCGTGACAGTTTCAGCCGCAGAGAACTTCACTGCCCTGAACCTTGTGAGCGCAGCGGCAGCGTTGTACCCTTTGTCCTGAATGTAGTTACCAGTCTTGCTAGGAGCCATTCCTAACCTCCTCTCTACTGCCTCTGGCCCAGGTACGCAGCCGCAAGTGCGGGATGCGCCTTGGACACTTGTTCGATGGCCTTCTTGCGCGTCATGCCATCTTCCGTCATTGCGGACTGCACGAGATCGAAGAACTTCTGACGAGTTTCCTTGACGTTGCCACCCGGCACGACTTCACCCTCGATCTGATCGGGTGCGCGAGACGAACCGGTTTCGTCAAGAGGCACAGTTGCTTCCTTCTTTGCAACCGCGTCAAGCAGAGTCTTCAGCGACTCGTGGTTGAACATGCGCTTCGACACGTCAAGGTGAGCCTGTGCAATCTGGTCACGCACGAGAGTCGAGAAGCCCTTGTTCTCACCATCGAACCTTGCGTACCCGGCAGCGAACTCACGTGCATCTGCCGAATCCTGACCCTGACGCAGACGGGCAAGTTCTCTCGCCTGCTCAGGATAGTCCTGCTCCCACTGCCGTGCCTTCTCGGCCTCACCAGCAGCGTTGTTGATCGGCACAACGATCTCATCCATCCGAGAGGTAACCAGACCAGCAAGCTCCTCGTCGGTGGTTTCATCGTTGAACTCGATTGCGAGAGTCGTTGCCCTCGCTTCCATCCATGCCCTATCCACTGTCAATTCCTCCGTTTCCTCATATGCGATGGGCGGTGGGTCACGTCTCCAACCTCCCTCGATTGCCTTGTCACCCGTCTCGGGAGGCTCACGCGGAGTTGGCTCGCCACCCGTACCCGTTCCGGGTTCGGAGTGTTCCTTGTCTGCGTCGTAGGATTGCCGAAGTTCAGGGTTAGCCGCCATATTGCTCGTGTTGGTCACGACATGACCTGTAGCAGTTACGGCAACCCCACTACTGGCTGCAACTTGGACACCACCTCCCGTAACGTCGTTTGCAAGCATCGAGAGAACTTCTTCAGATGTTGCGATGCCATCAATCATGCCCTTGTCAAGTGCTGACTTAGGCCCAACTACGCCACCTTCGCCAAAATACTTACGAACGTGGTCGTCAGACACGTTGCGTCCTCGCGCAACCGCAGCGACAAAACCGTCATTGGCCTGATCCACGTGATCCTGAATATGCGAATGCGTTTCAGGGGTCAGTGGCTCAGCGCCAACGGCCTTGAATCGATCAGACTTGATGATCGTTCTCTTGATACCAAGCCTTTCCTGCATGCCTGTGTCGTCTTCATGGACTGTGTAGGTTCCGATGGAACCAACCTGACCAGAAGGCGTCGAGAACATCTTGGTTGCCTGTGACGCGATGTAGTAAGCCGCAGAGTTGGCAGCGGTATTCGCAACGGCATACACAGGCTTCACCTGTGAAGCTGCATGAATCTCCGATGCCATTTCGTCAACCATGTCACTCAGGCCACCAGGGGAATCGATGTCGAGCATGATTCCACCAATTGAGTCGTCAGCCATGAGTGATCGAAATTCTGAGCGGAACTGCTCCAATGAAGTAGCCCCGCTCATTTCAGTCATGAGATTCGCCTTCGGGAAGATCGGCCCGTGTAGGGGAAGAATCCCCACAGCATGCGACCGACGTGTCTCACCATCGCTGCTCCGCTGGCGACCGGCAGACTGAAGCCGAAGTTGAATTTCCTCATGACTTAGTGAGCCACTCAGATGAGCATTGAGAATGTCAAGCATCATCTTGAGTGCATTCTCCTCGATCATCCAGGGAGTCGAGGTTACCTTGGTAACGATCTGTGCGTAGTCTTTCATATCAGCCCTCCGCGTTGTCGGTCGCGGCACCTGAATTGCCATTGTTCTGGGAAGTTACGTCACCCTTGTTATTGGTACCCTTGTCTTGCACGAAGGTTCCAATTCCGAGTGGCGCATCGATGATCTGCCGAATCCATTCCTCCGTCTCAGGCGTATAGGTAAGTGCCTGCTGTGCAAAGAGGTTGGCGATTGCCGATGCCCACTGCTGAAGGTCTTTGGTTTCACCGAGGTTACGTGCCCTCAGCTTCGGAAACTTCTGCGTGGTGAAGTTGTACGCAACGAGGTAGGGGATACAATACAGGTTGATTGCATCACAGATTTGATTCGCCACGTAGCGCAAGGACTTGTTGAACATATCCTGTAGTGCGCCTGACGTG